TGAAAAAAGAATCAGTGAAAGTCACTGTTTTTGCAGATGTGCCAGAGGCAATAAGACCATTTGTAGCACCAGAATTTGTAAGACTTGTTTCTGTTCTACTGAATAATTCTGCGGTGTATCCAAGTTGTTCAATTTCAATTGACTGTGCTGGGTCATTACTTGTCATATTTAATTTAAATTTAAATCCTCTTGCGGTATAAGTAGAATTTACAAAAGGAATAAATTGTGTAAACTCTGCACTATATGTACAGTTTCCACTTGTTGTTTGACTTGCTGAAGCAGTTAATGTAAATGTGCTTGAAGATGGAACCGTTTGAATTTCATAATGGCCATCAACGCCATCTCCACTTGTAAAATTAACAGTTACAAAGTTTCCAGCAGTATATCCATGTGAAGATTTTGTAATTGTAATAGTTGTCCCGCTTTGTGCATAGGTAGCACTTACAGAAGTGTCAGGGTCAGAATCAGTGTGCGCAAGTAATAATTCAGCATCAACATCTTCACTTTTTAGGCCATCAAAATCAGTCCATGTTTCAATATTTGCTGTTCTGGCATCAATTAAATCATTTGGAAGAAAGCCTTGAGAAACAACGTGTCTTGTTAAATTAATATCTTGTCTTCCTCCTAAATCTAAAGTATTTGCAAATTCATAAACACCAGAACTTGCAACATCACCACTAAAATCAAAACTTGCTATTGAATCTACATCTAATACAGCATCAAATAATACGGTTGAATCTAAAACAAGACCATTTACATCATCGCTAAAAAAACAATTGGTTTTTGCGCCACCAAATTTAGGGCTATCAAGATCCTCTCTATCTGCCAAAACAATAACTTTTGGTAATGGAAATGGTGTGTTAAATATAACTGAGGCTTCGTCTGCACTAAAACGTCCTCCATCATCACGAAACTTAACAATATATTCGCCATTTCTTATATTAGGTACAACCGCTTCAGTTACATTACCAGATAAGGTGTCAAGGGTTATTGCATTACGAAAAAATCCACCACCAGTTGTACTACTTGAAGCCCTGACTACAACTGTACCTCCATGGGTAACGTCAATATCTGGTGAAGGGTCAAACTTTAGCCTAACAAGATGATCATCAATTGTTTCTAAAGATAAATTCTGTACACCAGAAGGTAATTCTGTTTTGCCAATAGCATTAAAAGTTAAAGTAGCAGTGTTTGTGCTTAATTTGCCTAAAGTATTATATGATTTTATTTTAAATGTATATTTTCCTTTTCTTGCTTCAAATAGTTCAAAACTTGGTTTTGCAACTCTTACTTTTACTGGGTTGTCATTTTCATACTGAAACTCCAATAAATATTCTTTAACTGATTGTACAGGCTCCCAAGATAAAAATATTTTTGATACTGCCCTATTTGCAAGCACAACAATTCTTTCAGTTGCTAATAAATTTGCTGGTGCTGGTTTTGTATCAAGTAGAGTTGTTATAGTTCTTGGAACTGCTGGAATAGTGGTATCTTCAACTTGGGAATATTTATTGGTGTCATGGATTATTGCATTGACTTTATATTCACAATGATTAATCTCTTCAATTCCTAAAACACGATATGTTTGAAATGCAATTCTTGAATTTTCTATTGCAAAAATTCCATTTACTTGTGGTGTTGTTGAATAAGCAGAGCTAACAGTGATAGTTGTACCATTTGCGCTTGATATTGACTTTGTTTCAACACTTCCATCAGGCATAACTATAGAAAGGGTTGCTGTGCTATCTGAAACGAAAGTTGGATCTAAAATTGTTGTATTATTTGAGTCATCAACAACTATTTCTGTTGTACTATTTACAGCTTTTATCCGTCCACCTCTACGGACACCAGCTCTTAAAGAATCTGCAATTCCTATAATTGTTTGAGGTCGCACAACAACTCCAGCTTCTAAAGTTGTTGTAAATGAAACTGTTTCAGTTTCTCTTAAATTAGTATATAAAAACCATCTTGCAAGCCTATTAGCTTGACCTCTTGAGGTACAGGCAAAAGACTTTAAAGTTTTTCTAATTTTACCAAATTTTGTTGTGTATCCAGATAAAGCTGCTATATCATCTGCACTTACATATTCAAAATCTAATTGTTGAGTTTCATTATCAAAATAAGACACTTCAACTTCTGTAAATTTTGTTTTTGATCCAATACCAGAGTATGTAAATCCATCAGGTGTTACATTTGCATTTGTAAAAATATATTGAGGATCAGATGTATTTGTCGCAGTATTTGTAGGTCTATCTTGTGATATGGTAAGTGAGCCAACGCTATAAAAAGGCATCGCTCTCATAACAGAACAAAGATCATTAATTATTGTATATGCGTCATTTTTTCTGTTAAGAATTACGTTACAACTAAATCGTGGCTCAGTTGTGTTTGTAATAGGGTCTGTAATTAAGGTACTTGCATAAGCACTTGCAGAATAAAAACTAAAAACATCTAGAGTATCTTCGTCAACAATTCCATCTGTACCGCCAAAGCCTTTATCTGTTGTTAATAAATCATACAAAATCCAAGCTGGATCAGAACACCATTCTTTATCATTTTTAAATGTTCCATTAAATGTATATCCATCTGGATATATAACTCTTCCGTTTTCACTGTCTACCGTTGTATTATGTGGAACTTTTATCTTAGTACCTTTTATGCGATACATACGTCTTGGGAAGCTTTGAAATTCTTGGGCATTAAATCTTAAAGCAACATAAGCAAAACCCTGATATGCACTGGTATCTGTATTTATTTCTGTATAACTAAGCCAGTTTGTAGTATTTTGCAATCTTGTATCGGTTCCATCTTCAGTGTTTCTAAAAACACTTAATGTTAAAGGGTAGTTCATTGTTCTTTCAAAAACAATTTCTAAATCTTTAACATACGCACTTGTTGCCCTACCATTTGTAATATCTAGTATGACAGGGTTGTTTACTGTTCCGTTATTTTCTGTAATTCTTACTGATACTTTTACTTCAGCACCAACAATGTCCCCATCAGTTTTAAACTCTTGTAATGTTGGAAATTGAATCGTAACTCTGACTTTATCAACATTTGTATCTGATATTGTTCTTGATAAACCAACACTTGTTTTCACAGTGCAAGCTCCATTTTGAAATGAAGTGTCCTCAAAAGTTGTATTGACAACAAATTTTCCACTATCAGGAACAGAAAGAATATTTTGCGTTTGTGGATTATCTGTTTGAACAGTTGCAGTAGCAGTTGTATTTTCCCAATGGATCACTTCACCAACAGAATATCCATGGTTTGAAATTTCTACAAGCATCTGGTTTGGGCCAAGAGTAACCCCACTTACAGTTTGCCCACCACTCCCTGCAAGGGTGTAAGTTCCTGTTTTTGTAGTAGTGAAAGGAGAATTTGTTAAAGGAATACCAACTGCAATTGTTTTTTCTATTGCATTAATTTCTTTAAGTGGTGTTTGATTACTTGCTCCATTTTTAAAAAATACATCTACATTTGTAAAATTTTCATCACCTGATGAATTTTGTATTGGTGTGCTGTCTAAAAATACACTTTTTCTAAAAGTATTAGTTCCAGCACCTCCTTCGTCAAATATTGAATCAATTTCTCCGTATCCCAATAGATCAATTACTGTTGCAAATTGTTTTGATCTTAGACCTCCATCAATTAAATCAGGATCAACAACCCTTCCGTCAGGATCTTTTCCAAATAATTGATCATCAACAAGTTTTGCCATTAGGTTATACTCTTTTTAATCTGTGCAGTGTCCACACCAGAACTAATCAAAATTGAGCCACTATAAACAAGTCCATAAATTATAGGAACAGGAACACCAGCATTTGATACGTTTTGAATACCATTAAAGTTATATGATCCTCTAATACTTGGATCTGTATCGCCAACAACAGAAGAACTAATAACTGGTTGATCAGGAGTTAACAGTTCTGAAGCAAGACTTAATCCACCCACAACTAGAGCAGCAGTCGCACCATAAGTTAAAAAAGTAGTTACTATTGGAATTGCATAATCAATAACAAAGTTAACAGCATCTTTAAAAAAATTTACCACAAATTCAGATCCTACGGCCACAGGAATTATTTGAATATCCCCTTGACCTCTCATATTCAAAATATCTTGAGTAACAACACGTCCTCCCATTTTTACCTTATAAAATTGCTCGTTCATATGCTTTTCAATGCCAACAAAATTTGCTTTCAAAAAATTAAATGCTTGTTCTGGTGAACTTACAGCCGCTTCAAAGTATGATTTACCTAAAAACTTTCTTAAATTGCCATAAACTTTAATTTTTTTAAGCTGCATATCTATAAACACTCCTCAAAGCTTTTTGGTATTTTAACCCAAAAAATTCTCTGCAACTCAAACCTTTTCGATTGTGATTTAAAATCATCATATCTCCAATATAAACAGCCACATGATTTAAAATATTTTTTCTTCCCTCAAACAGTAAAACATCACCAATTTGTAAATTATCAGTATTTAATTGCTTAATAAAATTTAATTTTGGTAAAGCATATTCAAATTCTGGGTTGCTTAAAAACTCTTTTATTGTTTTTGGTCTTTCCCAATAAGGTATATCAATATTTTTATTTTCTTTAAGCCAATCGGTTACAATAGACCAGCAATCATATTTGCCCCATATAAATTTTCGTCCAATAAGTGAAGGAGCCTTCCAACCTGTCGGCTCTATACATATCCAATGGTCATGATAAATACTATAAATGTAATATGGAAACCCAATATGTTCACAAGCTGCCTTGTCTGCATCTGAAGCCATTGCTGCACCGACAGGGTGGCTATGTATTACTCCAAGAATCTCACCTGTATCTTCACACTCTGCCCAATCTTCTGGATCAAGCATAAAAAATTCATGCTTTCCTTCTGCCAAATTTTTACAAGGCCAAAAAGTTTTACAACCTTCTATAACCGCAAGCAAACCACAAGCTTCATTGGGTGCTTGTTCTTGTGCATATTTTTTAAATGATTCTTTCCAAGTCATAATTAGAAATTAACAAAAGTTCCTATCCCTGCAAAGTCATTCCTTGTGACAAGTTTTTTTGGCGCACCAACACCTGATAAATCAAAACTGCTAACCATTTCAAATTGCACTACATCTCTGTTTTCAATTACTTTTCTATCTATAAAATAAACCTCTCTTGGAAACTCTGCCGTAGGATCAACTGAACCAACTTTGTATGGATTTATATTTGATGGAAAGTTTTCTTCGTCAAGAAATCTAGCCAAAGTACGTCTGCGTGTAACTTTTGCTCTTTGTAAATCTATAAAAGGTGTTGTTACATTTGCAAGTAATATTGCTGTTGTAATCGTTCCTAATAAATTAGAAAAAGTTATTGTAGGTCTTGGCAGTTTACCTTTACCTGTATATTTGAAACCGTCTGCTTTACAAGGCATCCTTGTATATTTATTACCCTGCCAAATAATGTCAAAATTATCTTTCATATTATTTCCAGAATGAAACAGGTAAACACTTGCATTTGCAGTGTCTGTATTTCTAGATATAGAGTATAAACCGCTTGTTGTAGTTGAGACAGTTGATTTAACTGTAAAAGAAGTGCTTGTAGTGGCTGTAACTGTATAAACTCCACTGATTGCGTTTCCAGAAGTAAAATCAATACTTATAATATTTCCAACGGATAATCCATGAGTAGCAGAATTTAATACTATATCTGAACTGCTGTTTTGATTATATTCATTACTAAAAGAAGTAGATGGATAATGTAAATCAGGTATTAATTCAACAGAAAATAATTCAATAATAGATTTATTTATAGGTTGTTGTAACTCAGGTACTGGATTTGCCATTACGGTTCAAAAACCTCTCTAAAAGTACAATTTAAAATTGCTCTGTTGTTATATGGTATAGTTTTCGTCCAAGAATCACAAACATATTTACCAGCACCAGAAAGTGTTATTGAAACATTTCCACTGTCTGTTGCACTTGTGGCTGCTGTAACTGTAAAACTGTTTGCATCGCTAGAGGAAGCAACTGCAAAACTTCCATCTGTAGGTGAGCCACTTGCGGTTGAAGTATAAGCAATAGTCAAAACATCCCCAATTGCTACTCCATGATTAGAAATTGTTATAGTTACAGTGGTTCCGCTTTGTGAATATGTTCCTGTTTTTGTAAAGCCCTCTGCTGGTGGAGTAAAAGTAAAACTTGCCTGATCGTTTACACGACTTCTTAAAAACGCTTCAATAACATCTGATTGTACCTCAGTCACGTTGAAAGTTAAATCATATACTTTTGGATCTTGATTTCGTGGCAGACCATACAAGGCTCTAAATTCATAACCATCACCAAGTTGCGTGATTTTCATTCTTGGTTTACTTGTTTTTCTCATCCCATAAGTAGGAGTAATTGAAGGAAAAGTAGCCATTATCTATTTAATAAACCTCCTGCTCTTGATTCTTCTATAAGTGTTGATTGAACTATACCACCAATAAGTCTGCCAAGTTGATCTGCTTCAGAACCATTACCTTGAACAGAAGTACCAGATGCATCAACATTCACTGTAACCATATTTGTTACATTGTCACCTTTTCCTACGCTAGGGAGAATTGTGCCTGATCTGCGAGGAACAAATAACTCAGGCTGACGCTCTCCAACTATATAAGGCTGTCCAGCTTTAACAGGGCCACCATTTGCCCTAAACAAACCACCTAAAATACCACCTAAGAAACCACCAAGACCACTTCTTTTTCCACCACTTGCAGCCTTTCCAAACGACTCTCCAAAACCACCTATAATCTTGTCAATTTGAGCATCAATAATTTTATCTCTTATTCTGTTTAATACATTTGTCATTGCCTGACCAAATGACTGTGCGCCAGTAATTGAATCTCTTAAATTACTTTTTATACTACCTTCAATTTCCTCACCCACTGCCGTCATTTTATCTTTAAGTTTGTCTGTCTCTGTTTGTTGTTTTTTTATTTCTTCAGTGCTTTCTTTTTGAATATCAATTCTTTCTTCTAGTTTTTCATTTATAAGTTTATCGGATTGTAGTGTTTTATTTCTTCCTTCAAGCATACGAATATCAGCATCAATCTCTTTTAATTTTGTTTCAAGAGCTTTTTTTGATCGACCTTTTGCTGTTTCTAATCTCTCATCAATTTTTTTTCTTAAATCTTTTTGTTTTACTAATTGTTTTGTAACTTCCTCTTCAGAACCTTTTGCAATGGCATCATTTAATTCATTTTGTGCTTTTTTAGTTTTAATAATTTGTGTGGTTAAAAGTCCAAGACCAACAGCCAAAGCACCAATACCAGTTGCCGCAATCGCACCAGATAATCCAAGAACTGCAATTTTTAATGCACCTATTTTTATTGTTATAGCTGCTATAGCTGCCCCTGCTAAAGGAACTGCAACTGCAATAGCTTTTGCTGCGGCTGCTATGCCAACAAGTAAAAGAGTTGCTTGACCAGCATCACTGTTTACAAATTCTGTTAATACAACTAAAAGTTTTGTCAAAACCTTTGTTCCTTCAATCACTGCTGGTTTAAGTAAATCACCAACCGCCCTAGACAAGTTTTCAGTTTCATTTGATAAATCTTTAAATACTTGAGTAGGGTCTGCTTTTACTAAAGCCTCTAAAGAAGCTGCCCCATCAGTTTCAATAGTTCTTAATGCTCTTAGAACAACTTCACTTGTTAATTTACCTTCAGCAGCTAATTCTTTAAGTTTTCCAATAGGAACATTGAGTTCATCTGCTATTGGCTGCAATAGTGTGGGTATTTGCTCAGATATACTCCTAAATTCATCACCAGCAAGCCTTCCTGATCCAAGAGCCTGTGCTAACTGTCTAAATGCGTTTGAAGCCTCTATTGTTGATGCGCCAGCCAATTTAGCAGCCGTATTAAATCCAAAGAATGTACTTTTTATATCTTCTACACCAACACCCAAAGGAGCTAATCTTGCTGTTATATCTGTAATTCCTTCAAGTGCTTCAGTTGCACTTAGTCCAAAAGCTTTCTGTGCATCTGCGGCAATCTGTTGTGATTTTGCAAAAGTTCCAGATGCTTTTGTAAGCAAACCAAGTCTGACATTTAACTTTTCAAAGTTTGCAGAGGTACTAACTGCCTGTTTTGCTAATAAACCAATACCAATGCCAGCAATAGCTGTTTTAAGACCACCAAAGGCTGACTGTAGTTTTTGTGTTTTTGTTTGAACTCCAGTTAATGCTCTATTTGCACTTGTCGCATCAACTTTGAGTCTAACTACTGCCTCTGCCACAGATAAAAAAAGCCTTTATTATATATTACCTTGAATTGTGTTTTTGTCGTTGTATCTCTCTTTTTTCTTCTTCATGCTTAATTTCATAATAACCAGCCCAATAAATAAGCTCTACCTCAGTCATTGATTTTCTGAGTTCTTCTAAAGTCTTACCAAGTTCTGTTGCTAGGAATAACTCAAATCTGAGCCAGTTATCCCCTTTTATTCTTTTTTTGCTATATCTATATCAAGAGTTATATCATGCAAAAATAATTCAATTTCATTTAATATTTTTTCTGGTAGTTCTCTTTGTAAATTGGGTGCATCAGCCATACTGAAAGCTTTTGTACCATCTTCTAACTCTGCCATTTGACAAAGTAATTGTGTTGAGACAGTAAGTGCCTCTTCAGACCCTGCAAGCTGTTGTGCTTTCACTCGATCAAACCTAGTAATAGGTTTAAAATATAGACTAACAGTCACATTTCCTTTTGAATCTTTAATATCAAATTTGCGTCTTGAAGTCATTTCATCTTTAAATGACTCTGCAATTAAATCAACAGTTCTTTTGTTTGGCATAAATTAAGTGCGAAGTATTTTTAATTTACTATATATCTGAAGTTATTGCACCTGTTGTTTGGAATGTAATGTTGATAAGCTGTATCTCACCAAGAGTTGCTCCATATTCAGCATTAGTAATTATTCCAGAAAAACCAAACTTTTTGGAACTTGCTGAACTATCAGGAAACAATTCAAACAATGCGTCACCAGCATCACCTGTTGTTAAAATATCCTCAACAAATGCTAAATAGTCGGAGTTACCAGCATTGTCATAAATTAATTCTGCTGAACCTTCACCAGCAATTAGGCCACCAACAAAAGTTTTTGCTGTATTACCCATGACTGTAGTTTCTTGGGTGTCTTTAGTTATAGATAAAGACCAGTTTCTAAGACCTGA